TAAAGTATCATATAGAATATAATGATAAAATTAAATATTATTTTGGTGATATAAAAGGCAAGAAATGGACAGAAGATGATATTGAGCTTAAAAGCGGTTGCAAACTTATATCTAAAAGTAATCTTTCTGGTATCCGTGGTGGTGCTAAATTGCATAAAAGATATGATCTTATTGTATTAGACGATTTTGAAGACGAAAACAATACTATTACCCCTGAAAGCCGTTCTAAGATTTCTAATCTTGTTACTGCTGTAGTTTTCCCTGCGTTAGAGCCAAAAACAGGAAGATTAAGAATTAATGGTACTCCAGTTCACTATGATAGCTTTATACAAAAGATTTTAACTGGTCATGAGCAAGCTGTTAAAAGAAAAGAAGACTATTCATGGAAAGTTATTACATATAAAGCTTTAATGGAAGATGATCAAGTATTATGGCCTTCTTGGTTTGGTCATAAAGAAATGGCACGTAAGAAAAAGTTCTATGCAGATAGTGGTACTCCTCAAAAGTTTTATCAAGAATACATGATGGAAGTTCAAAGTGAAGAAGATTCTATATTTAGTAGAGATCATATAAAGTATTGGGATGGCAAGTTTGTTAAAGATGCAGATACTGGACTTACATATGTTATTCCTGATGGAGAAGATTCTAAACCTTGCAATATATTTATAGGTGTAGATCCAGCAACTGATTCAGCACGAAGAAACTCTGATTATAGCGTTTTATTGGCTGTAGCAGTTACTCCTGACAATAATATATATATTTTAGATTACATTAGAAATCGTACATTACCTGTATTGGGAATACCTGGAACTCAACAAAAAGGTATTGTAGATTATATATTTGAGTATGCTAAATTTTATAAGCCAACATTGTTTACAATTGAAGATACATCAATGTCAAAGCCAATATTTCAAGCTATAAGAGCTGAAATGAGAAGAAGAAACGAGTTTATTATACCATTTAAAGAAGAGAAGCCTGGAAACAGAATGAGTAAGAGAGATAGAATCCAAGAAATATTAGCTCAAAGATTTTCTGTAGGACAGGTTCATATAAAGAAAACTCAATATGATTTACACAGAGAAATAATGACATTTGGGCCACGAATGGCTCATGATGATACTATAGATGCTTTAGCATATGCATGTAAATATGCTCATCCTCCACAAGGAATGCATGAAAATAAAGATGGATGGTATAAGCAAAAACCACAAGCAAAAAGTTGGATAACAGCATGATAAAGACAATAATATTAATAGCACTTATAAATGCAGAAGAAGTTTATACTATGCCTTCAAAACTTAATGTAATTGAAATGAGAAAGCGAAGAGGTAAAAGTGACAAAGGCCGTAGGCGTGGCGGAAGGGGATTAAGATAGTGAAAAAAGTTAAAGACATAGTAGCTGAAATGCTAACTGAATGGTTATTTAAAGATTTTGGTTTATTAATAGATGAGCCAACTGTAGATGAAATTAAAGAAAAATTAGAAAAGAACAAAGAAGAACCCGCACAATAAATTAAAAAAGGATATATAATGGCAAAAGCAAATAAAAGGGTAGATCAAATAAGGCAGCTTTACAATCTAGCAGATAACACTACTAGAAGACAATGGCAAAAAATAAATCAAAAAGGTTATGAGTTTGCACATGATGAACAATTAGCTGCTAATGATAAATTGGCTTTACAAGAGCAAGGTATGCCTACTTTTACAATTAACAGAATTTTACCAGTAGTAGAGATGCTTAATTTTTACGCTACTGCTAAATCGCCTAGATGGCAAGCTATTGGAGTAGAAGGTAGCGATACTGATGTAGCTTCTGTATTTTCTGATCTTACTGATTATGTATGGTACAATTCTAATGGCTCTACTTTGTATACTAACGCTATTAATGATTGTATAACTAAAGGCGTAGGTTACTTATTAGTTACTGTTGATAAAGATGCTGATAACGGATTAGGCGAAGTTGTTATACAGCAACCTGAACCTTTTGATGTCTTTATTGATCCTAAATCAAGAGACATGTTATTTAGTGATGCAGCTTACATAATGGTTAGAAAGGTATTGCCTAAGAATCATTTAATGAAAATATTTCCTGATCATAAAGCTAAGATATCAAAATCTAATAGTGATGAAAATGGTTACAATAGTTATTCTAATAGAGCTATGGGTGATGAAGATCAAAAGCTATTTGCACATAACGATCAACAAGGTGAAGATTATGCAATAAAAGCAGATGGCGAACTAGATCAGTTAGTAGAGTTTTTTGAAGTATATGAAAAAATTAAAATGTCTTATATTAGTTTGTTTTATCGTATACCTCCTAATGAAGAGCAATTAGCTCAAATAAAACAACAATGTGATGTTCAGGTTCAAGAGATGCAAGCTGAAGCTCAAGTAGAAATGATGGAACAACAAAAGCAAATGCAAGAGGCTGTAGAAGCTGGTGAAATGCTTCCTGAGCGTTTTCAACTTGAAATGCAAAAAGCTCAACAAATGATGCAACAACAACTTCAAGCTTTTCAACAAGAATGTATGAGCAAGTTGCAAGCAGAAGCTTCTAAGATTGAAAATAAAATAGTTACTGAAAAAGAATTTAACGTATTAATAAAAGATCCACAAGTTGTTAAACACATTGTAGATAAGGTTCAATTTTATTCTTCACGTATAAAACAATCATGCGTTGCAGGCGATAAGCTGTTATATGAAACTATTTTACCAGATACAATTAAAGAGTATCCAATTATACCATTTCATTTTAAGTGGACAGGTACTCCTTATCCTATATCAGCTGTATCGCCTTTAATTGGTAAACAGCAAGAAATTAATAAAGCTCATCAAATAATGGTGCATAATGCCTCACTAGGATCATCTTTAAGATGGATGTATGAAGAAGGATCTATTGATGCAGAAACTTGGGAAAAATATTCTTCAAGTCCTGGAGCATTGTTACCTATTAGGCCTGGAGTTGAAAGACCTACTCCTGTTATGCCTGCTCCATTATCTAGTGCTTTTTTCCAAATAGTACAACAAGGTAAAAATGACATGGAATATCTTGCTGGTGTTTACAGCTCTATGATGGGTGACAGTTCTCAAGCAGGAGAAACATATAGAGGTATGTTAGCATTAGATGAGTATGGAACTAGAAGAATTAAACAATGGATGAATACATCTATAGAACCAGGATTGGTACAATTAGGTAAGGTTGTATTACAGTTTGCACAAACTACTTATACAGCTTATAAAAGGTTTAGACTAATTCAACCTTCTGCTATTCAAGAGCAAAAAGAACAAGAAATCAATGTTCCTGTATACAATGATATGGGCGAAGCGATTGGCAAATCAATGGACATTGAAGCTCTTAAATATGATGTAAGAGTTGTGCAAGGCTCTACTCTTCCTGTTAATAGATGGGCTTATTTAGAAGAATTAAAACAATTAATGCAACTTGGTGTAGTAGATGATATAGCTGTATTAGCTGAAACAGATATTAAAAATAAGGAAAACATTGTCAAAAGAAAATCGTTATACTCACAATTACAAGGACAAGTACAACAATTATCCGAAGCTGTTAAGGATAAGGAAGGTGCTATTGAAACACTTGAAAGACAGTTGGTACAAGCTGGCATCAAACAAAAAGTAATGCAAGCTGATGTTGAGATTAATAAAAAGAAAGAAGAAGTTAAATCTCAAATGGGTAAAGAGTTTATTGAAACAGCAGGAAAACAAAAGTTAGTAAGAAGCGAGATGGTTAACAATGCTAATTCTCAAAGACAAGAAGCGGCTAATATGTTACAATCTGCAAAAAATAGTTTGGATAGCAATAATGGTAATGACTAAGCTATCCACATTGACAAAAAGCTAAAAAAGGAGAAAAGATGACAGATACAATAGGAAGTCAAGGTAACCCTGAAATTGGAATGGAAGCAGATACTTTTGATCAAGTTGAAGCACAATCTAATGAAGGCTCTGAGACTTTTTTTAACGATCTAGAACAACAAGTCAATGGTGGTATCATAGATGAAACCGCTGAGGTAACCCAACAAGAAATAAGTGGCTCCGACCAGGTAACCCACAATACAGAAAATGTTGGCTCCGAAAACGTGGGACTTTCAACAGATAATGGCACTGATTGGAAGAAAAGATACGAAGACTCTAGTAGAGAGGCCATTAAGTTGTCTGAACAATACAAAAGCGTTGAACCTTTTGTACCTGTTCTACAGGCAATGAAAAATGATAGTGGATTAGTAGATCATGTACGTGACTATTTAAAAAGTGGCGGAAAACCTGCACAGTCTGTTCAAGAGCAATTAGGGCTTGATGAAGATTTTGTGTTTGACGCTAATGATATAACAGATCCTGATTCTGACAGTGCTAAAGTAATGAATGCACATGTAGATTCAATGGTTCAGCAAAGAGTTGGTCAAATGCTTAATGTTGAAAAACAAAGAGCGCAACAAGTACACCAAACTCAAGCTAGGGCTGCTGAAGAAACAGCATTTATGCAAAAGAACAATATGACAGAAGATCAGTTCAATGGTTTTAAAGAACAAGCTCAAAAGCATGTTATGACTTTAGATGATGTAAATTATTTACTGAATCGTAATCAAAACAATACTAATGTAGCTAATTCTACAAAAACAGATATGTTAAATCAAATGAAAAATGTCCGTAATATGCCTACTTCCGCATCAGGAGCGAACAGTCAAGGTCAAGAGAGATCACAATCAGACGAAGTGTTTGATATGATAAATGGCTTTGATAGTGATGTAGATAACTTGTTCGGTTAGGCTTATAAATTTTTATATAGTCTATCCGATTTAATTAATAAATAGGAGATAGACAAATGTCTGATATTCTTAACGTAACCGGTAGTAATTATACTGATGCCGGAAATGATGCGTTAACGGGATCGGCTTCAGCTCTTAATACAGGTGCTCTTCGCAGAAAGTATAACTTTGGCGATAAAGTATCTGAATTAAGTTTAGCTCAAGATCCGTTCTTCCGTTTCGTGTCAATGGTTTCTAAGAAGCCAACAGATGATCCAAGCTTTAAATTTACTGAAAAGCGTGAATCATACACAAAACGATATGCTTATGTAATTAATCATGGCAATAATACAGCTACAACAGATCAAGATGCTGGTGGGCATGACGATACAGGTATTGTAATTAATGCTAATGATGATGGAGCAGGCGATACAATATATTTAGAGGTTGCTGGTGATTATCTAAGTAA